ACTAAATTAGTTGAGGATGCAGTTGGGGTTGAGTCGATTGGTTTGGGTTTCCATACAGTACCGTCTAATGCTAAAGAATCACCACTAACCGCACCCGTTGTATTAACATCATGTAATTCGCCAAGTTCATAGCCATTTACAATTGCATATAGAATCTGTCCCGTTGTTCCTGATGTTTCTAATACCTTACCAATATTTACTAAATGATTGGGTGAAATTGGTTTAACATTTGTAACATAACCTGCAGTTGTTGGAGATAAATAAAGGTCGTCTCCAATTACTAAAGTATCTGTAGTAAATGGATTTGTTGCCGTTGTGCGTGTGTCTAATAACGTCAATAAACCATTTGCGAGAACATTTCCGTTGGCATTGTTAGCAATATCTGCCGTAACTACTCCAAGCGTCTTAGAAGACGTTATTTCACTATCTGCCTGCGCTTTAGAAATTAATGCTTTACCGCCAGATGTTCCCGATATATAAACAATAGTACCTTTATAAATCGTTGCGCCCGTTGTATTTCTTACCTCAACAGTTGCCTGAGCAACTGCGCTTAAAACTTCGTCTCCCGTAATGGATTTAGTTTCGTATAATCCACCGCCAATATCCTCTGAAATAACAAGTAAATCTGTTGCTGCTAGATTCGATCCTTTAGGTGTTAAATCACTTATCTTTATTTCTGCCATTGTCTAATTTTTTTAGGTAGACTTTCAACTTTTGAATGTCTTTTGTTTTTGGTTTTGATATTTTTAAATGTACCATCCAGTATAATTGTTCATTGAATCGGGTGAAATCTCGTTATTTACGTTTGTGTAATATTCGGGAAATAAACTATTGTTGAAATTCATATAATCGATAAATCTTTCCGTATAGTTTTGTGCTATACTTCGCTCTTTTTCGATAAGAAAATCAACTTCATTTTTTTCTACGTTAACGCTATTTTCGCTGCTATGTTTATATACTCCTTTATTAGCTATTGTGTACGCTGCAAACGGCATATATTCTACCATAGCCCAATGGATAAGCATTGGCTTTAAATAGTTAACTGTTAAAGATAGGTAGTTGCCCGCTAAAGTATTTGCTATAATATCCGCTTTAATTTTGTTTAGCAATTTTGTACCCATGTAATTCTGCATGTGAATATCCTGAGCAATTTTTATAAACTGAATAAATTTATCAGTATCTACATTTCCATTTAATGCAGTGAATTTAACGATGTCGTCTCGAGTTATTAGTAAAGCGTCTGCCATTATTGAAATCTTTTATTAGTTGGTAAAAATCCGTTGTATGGCATATCCATAGGTTTCATTGCAACCTCTTTAGGATTTCTAATTCTATACCCTGCCTTTTCTGCTTTTGCTACAGATACTTGTTTTGCGTTGGGTGACAATGGGTCTATTCCTGATTTTGCACCAAGCGCTACAAAAGTTTGTCTTATCCATTTATGGTGACAATCTCCGCCACCTTTATAAAGCCATACAGAATAAGTATCAGCACCTTTAGGACCCCAACCTTTATTTACCGATTGCTCTCCCATTCTTAAAATATCTTCTTTTCGGTAAACTTTTTTAGCGTTAACCATTACCTTGCAGAAATCTCTACTATTCGCAGACAATCCCTCGCTATACTTGTAACGTGTAATGAATTTAAAATCATTTACCACATTGTCTTGTTCACTTTTTGAGCGAGGAAATGCACTGCCTGTACTTACTAAGTTTGTTAATTTAGATAATGTAGAAATATTCTTTTTATTTATAGTTTCAATTTCATTATCCAAATCATCTTCTGAATTATAATCCACTTCTGTTTCATCTATAAGCATCCAATTTTCAGGCACATTCTCTCCGAACTCATCAAGTTCAATTATTGCGCTTAATTCCGTTCCTGTTTCTTCCGCAACTTGTTCTTCTGTTTGAGCGTTTTCTAAATCTGTAAATTCTAAAGGTTGCAAAGTTTTGAAATACAACTTTAAACTAATTCCGTTGTACGCAAGTATTGAATCAAATGCTTCCAAAATCTCTTCTTGCATTGGACGAATAACCATATTATCGAATAGTATAGAACTATTCTTTAACTCATCAGCATTTGAACTAAAACCCGTTGTTGTTGCGATTCCAAATAATAAAGGTGATGTTACGTTATGTCCTAACATTATCTTACCTAAACACTCATTCGATAGGTATTGGAAATGCTCCGGTGCATTGTCTAAAGGAATAGAATCTATTGTAGTTTTGCTTTCTGCGTTACGATTAAACGCAACGATTACTGGGTTTCCATTTGCACCCGTAAGTTTGTTTATTACCTTAGAACTGATCTGTTCTTGTTGCTCTTCTGTCGGTACACCATTGTTAAAGTTAACTACGATACGTCCTGAAAAATGATTTTTTACATCGTTAATCAAATAATCTGCAATTTCTTCTTCTAACATTGCATACGGCAAACTACCTTGATAATCAGGATAGGAATAATATTTCATTCCAACTGCGTAAGGCTTCGAGAATAATATTTCAACCTCATCTTTTGACGTGCTAAATGCCGAATATCTTTTTGGCTTGAATTTCTTTACATCTGTCCAATCATCAGAATAATAATAACCTTCAATATTTCCATCTTCATTACATTTTTCTGCACGTATTAAATTAGTAGGAATATGGTAAGCCTTTAGAATCTTTGAATGGTCTTTATTATAATGTATCTGAATAGCAAATTGTCCAAGCATTTTTCTATCCATACAGATTTTACGAACGCAATCCTTGTTAAATAAAGACATCATTTGTGCGTATTCGTTTGGCTTTCTTGACGCATTTAACGCACTTAAACCACGTCCGTATATTAGTCTTGATATATTGTTTATTATAGCGTTATTCGTTGTGCTATTCGTATATCTATCTATTAGAAATTGATAGTAATTATTATCTTCTCCGTATTCCACCCAAGCATCACGCTTAGATTCTTGAATAGTCGGAGTAGAATAAGCCGCTAGATTAAGTATGTGAACATTATTACTCATAAACTATGAATGTATTTGTTGTGTTGTTGCTTGTATATTGCGCATTGTTTACAGAAAAACTCGATGTACTTTGGTTTGTACAAAAAATCTTATCTCTGAAAATTACCTCTGAATTGTTTTTTATTTCAATTGTGTAGAAATGATTTTCTTTAAGTTCAAAAATAGCCGTTAAGCTAGATAAATAATCACCTGCTAAAAAAGTATATAAATCAATTGTAACAGTTATATTCGTTTGCTCATCCGTTATTTTAACGCTATTAAAATCCACACTTCTTGGAATGAATCTTATTGTTTGCGGATCTACATTTTCTGTCGTTAGAATAATCATATATGTATATAATTACTTTTTCGTTATTTTGTTTTGTAAATCAAAAAAGGCGACCATAATAGCCGCCTTAATTTTAGATTATTTTTGTAAAAGATTAAGCAGTAACAACTGTAGCATCAACTGTCCCATCGTTGAATAATGTTTTTAAACCAGCTTCATTTGTACAATTTAAGAAATTCGCAGGGACTTGCTCCATTGCAGTAAATGTCAAATTGTAACCGTTAAAATCACCCATTGCAGTACCACTTGAAACAGTACCCGCAGTAACATCTGCGCCTTGATCAACACCCACCAAAAAGAATTGGTGCATTCTTGTTTCTACAACAATACGAGGACGTCCGTAAGCTAACATTTTAATATTTTTATGCGTAGCAATAGTTTGATTTTTCAATTGAATAGTTAAAACTTGCTCAAAGAAAGTTGTTCCGTTATCTCTTGAAGTTTGGATTGTTTGTTCAAATCCGTTTGCCCCCTTAAGTTCGTATTTATACAACGATAAAGCAGCGCCAGGCTCCCAAGTTTCGATAACATCAGAATCTCCCGCAGTTCCGTATGTTATACCTTGTGTATCTAAATCACCGTAATTGATGAAGTAGATATTCATTAAGCCTGAAATAGAATCTTTACACGCTTCTAATCGACCATTTGTAATTTCGCAACTCATATATTTTTAAGTATTAAAAAAGGGGAAAGGATTAACTCCAATCCCCTTAAAGTTTATAAATTAATTAATTAGTTTGCAGCGTTAGGAATTCCGTATGTTACTACATCCTCAATTGCTCCAATTTGTACGCCAGCAGTGTAACGCATGATTACTCTCACGTTCTTATCTCCAAGCGTTGCGGCTGTATCAATTACTTGTACCTCTGTCATATCACTCATTAAACCAGTACCGAAATACAAGTTAGAAGTTTGAGCGCAAATTGCAGTGTTAGCAGCAAGTCCGTTTACCACAAACATTGGTACTCCATCGAATGACAAATCACCATTTGTGTACCATTGTGTACCTTGTGCGTTTGTACCTGAGTTAGATGTCGCAGCAACTGCAAAACCACCTAATGCACGAACGTAAGCACGAGCAATATTTGAAGAAACATAGATTTTCAAATCTTCTTTTCCGTAAACGGTTTGCGGAATAGCGTCAACGATTTTTCCTAGTTCAGCTACAACGTTTGCAGCGGTAACTGTTGTACCCGCAACTTCTTGTGCAGCTGGCAATAAAGCATCTGTTGAAACGATTGATCCAAATCCTGCAAATTGTCCTGCAGTAGCACCTACACCCGTCCAAATAGAAGCCTCTGTTGCAGCAGCTACTTTTTCAGATACGTGTGCAATTAAGAAATCAGAGAATGTCTTTGGTAAGCTATCGAATGCAGAATAACCCATAGAAATGGCATCCCAATCTGATTCAAAAGTTGTCTTACAAAGGTTAAGATTTACTTGCAATTCCTTTGGTTGAATAATTCTTTCTGTTAAAGTAACTGTTCCTGTTGGAGTAAAATCACAACTTGCATCTTTAATAAGATTTGCGTCTGTTGAAACTTTCTTTACTACGGATTTGTACTTAACATTTGGCATAACTGTTACTCCACCTTTATCAAGTGTTGGAGCAGAAAGCAATGCAGCGGCAATGTATTTCCCTGCAAATTCACCAGCGTATGAAGTGGTGATGTTAACTGTTGTTGGCATAATTTAATTTTTTTTAGTTTATATTATTTATTTAATTTCTCATAGATTGAATCCATAACTGTTCTTGCACGATTCTGTCCGTATCTCATAACCTCTACATTTGTAGTATTTTCAGGATTGAATGAGATTGGCTTAGGCGTTTCATTAAGTTCAACTATTTCTGCAACTTTAGATGTTTCAATTTGTGCTTTTAATTCTGTGATTTCAGCTTTCAACGCTTCGATTTCCGAAAAGAAAGATTCTTTAGTTACAGATTCGATAGTCTTTTTTGGAGATGCAGAAACAGATGGCGCTTCAACCTCAGCGGCAACCTCTTCTTCAACTTCCTCTTCTACTTCTTCCGCTTTAGCTTCTTTAATTTCAGCAATAAGACCTTCTTCTAAAACGATTAAGATTCTACCGTCTTCCATTTCGTACTCTCCAACTGGTACGGGAATTTTTTGCTCGTCTTCAGTAACTACGAAAACTTCCATTTCAGGTGCGAATGAATCAGCCTCTAATACTGTTGTTCCATCCATTAATTTCATTTGCTCAAGTTTAATTTCCATATTAAGCAACGTTTTGATTTGATTAATTATATTCATTTTTTTTGTTTTTAGATTTTTTTAGATTCGTTAGATACATTTTTGTAAACACTATTTAATGATTTTACCAATCCTTTAATTGAACTGTTTACAGCTTCTACATTTTTTAATTCTTGAGTAATTCCCAAATCTTTCATTTGAGCAATTAATTTATCCCCAACTTGCGGCAAAGATTCTAATTCAGAAATAGTCATACCTAATTCATCATTCGAAGAAATTAATCTTGATTTTATACCGCTTATTTTTGCGGCTGTTTTTTTATAAGTATCTACCCAAACATCAATAGCACCTAACTGAATTTCAACTTGTGACAATTCCACCTTTGGACTTATCGTATTAATTTTTTTGTAAATTTCATTTAGACTCATAACTGTATAATTAAATTGTTTTTATTTTGTTTTAGTTTTTTCGTTTCATTTTATATAGAATGTAGTGAATTAGCGATTAAATTAGACACCTTACCAACAGTATCTGAGTAATCTTTTGCTTCTGAACCTCTGACTCTGAATAATTTTTCAGCATCTGCAATACCAAGCTCTTTTGCTTTATTCGCAGCGTCAATAGATATAGAAAGTATTTTATTGTAATCAACTGTTAATCCTAATAATTGTTCTGAAATTTTTAAACCTTGCGCAGTCAATTGTTTTCTTTTAGCATTAGTAGAATCTAATAATTTATTAATATCTTCAACTAAAGACAATTCAATTTCCACTTGCGATAGTTCCATTTTCGGACTTATCGTATTAATTTTTTTATATATTTCTTGTAAACTCATATTACTATAATTATTTTGTTTTAGTTTTTTACTTAATCGCTAACGATAACCCTTGTTTCGTTTACTCTTACGATGTTATTCATTGTATCACTTATTGAGCTTCCAATACCTTGCGCTCGTAGTGTTCCATCGCAGCATTTAGAATCGTATGTTCCATTATCACATAGACACCCACGCTTACCACCTTTTGGGCTTGTCTTACTTACTGTTTTCTTTTTTGCCATTGTTTAAGATTTGTTTAATTTTTTCTATTAACTCGTTTTCTTCTTCTATTGCTTTTAATTCCATGTTATCGGAAAATCTTCCCTCGATTGAATAGCCTTTAATTTTCCCTGATTTTACATCATTCCAAACGTTTTCATTATCTACTTTCATAGCAACCATCCAAGTACCTTTAGGAAATGAAAA